TTATTCAACTCCTTATTACCTCTTACTATGGAAGTTAAATTAGCCATTAGTTATTGTAATAATGGGAATAAACATCTATCTCTATTGTTATGAACTACAACGGTAAAAGTAGAAACCCAACCTGCAAGACCATTATTGAATCTATCCTCAAATGGTTCGTTTATAATAATATCTGGTATATCTAAACCATTTACTGATTTTTGTGTAAAGGATGTTAAATCGTTTATGATTGCAAGTGTATTTGCATGTATATCTACCACATCATCTACTCCATAAAAAGGAATGGTTTGTGTATTAGTTGATGGTGTAGATTCGTTATCTTTATTCTTTATCTTATCAGCAACTACCAATTGAATATTCCAATTTGTTGTTGTCTCAAAATACTCACACGCAAGTATTGATACATTACCCACTGGATATTGTGGGAATTCACGCGTATCAAAATCTTGAATCAATCCTTGTGTAACAATTTGTAATGAAGGATGGTTAGTCATAATAGTCTTGAAATAATTCAAGATATTATAATAAAGTGTGTAGTTTACACCACTATTTTCAACTATTGCTGCCATAATATATTATAGATTTATACCTGAAAAGTACTGGTTCGTTTGATCGGGGTAAATCTGCGTTTGATTTCCTACTGATTGTAGATATTGTGGTATTTGATTAGAATATGCAATCAAATAGTTTTGCAATCTTAATGCATAGTATTCAGCATTATCTTGTGCTTTTGCTAATAGATAATCAATTTCAGTCTTTGTTGGTGCAACACCTTGTTCTGAATTTTGTTTTACAGCACCATTAGATTTAAACTGAATAGAACTAAATGGGATATATTCAACACACGCATACCATATAAGAGTAGGTTTGATATGGTCTGCAAGAAGGTCTTGGTAATACACACTTAAACTACCTACCGTGCCATTTTCTATTTGTAATGACAAATAGTCATACAATACCGTGCCAATCAAGTTCTTTATATACTTGATTTGTGCAGTAACCATGAAGGGCAGAAGGGCATCAGCATCTAATGCTCCTTGCAAGGGTGTTGTTTTAATAATATCGTTACGAGTAATAAAAAGGGCTGTAGCCATAGTTAGTTAAATCTTTTGTTTAATAGTTTTGTACCCATATTGTTTCTGATGAACTCCAACTCCTCTTCATCATTGATTGTTTCTTCTTCGATGTTTGGATCTGCTTCTTGGTCAGGAGTTGCCATTGAATCATTTACTTCATCTTCAACTTGTTCAATTGTTTTACCAGTTTCTTCTGCAGTCTCTGATAAGATTACTAATGGAGTTAGTTGTTCAAAGTATAATTCCAATTCAGGTAATCCACCCTCTCTTAACGCAGTGGTTAGGTAGTTGATTATAAGGTTCTGGAAGGGTTGTATCGTCATTGTTTGTAAGATACTAAACGCAGTCTTCATCTCATCAGCATTGGAAGAAAAACCAGTAGTAGCGGTTCTTATACCAAAGAGTAGAGGTGATGTAATCTTATGACCTACCAAGATTCTATCTTGTGCATATTCTGCAATATACTTGAATCTCTCGTGGAGGTTATCAGATTGGATTGCAGTTACGGTTGGTTGGTTCTCTTTATCATCATTGAAGGATACCATGAATCTACCACCATTATTAGTGCCAGTAAATTTAGAATATAACAAATCCTCAATAGTTTGTCTTTCTTCTGGTGCAGGAACTCCGTTATTAAAGTTAATCATCAAAGTAGGTAAGAACCCATTTGTGATTGAGTTTATGTGTAGATTAGATAACTCAGCCTCTGCAATTGCAAACTGAAGAGCAGATACCCAATCAGGTAAAGAATAATAATATAGATTAGGTGAATAATCTTTAATGTATAGGATTTCTCTTTTCTCATCAGATGTACCGAATGCTGGTATCTTGATTTTATCTTTTATCTTTCGTTGGTCTTTCCAATCAGTGCAATAGTAATAGTATTCTACTCTTGTATTATCGTATAGTTTCTCAGCACGAAGGGTTTGTACTGGAATGTGATACATCTTTACAATCTTGGTGTGTTCATCATTCCAAAATACTTGATACGCACAATTACCATAGAGTTTCAAATCAAAAGATACTCTCTTGGTTTCTTCTTGTGGTATAATCTTTTCAAATGGTTTTTGTAATGTCTCATCAGTAGTATATAATCCTTTACCGAATATCAAATCAGCTAAGTTATTTACCGAGGTTGCATTAGTAGTAGAATCGTTATATGCCATAACTACTGCATCCCAAAAATCATCTTGACCAAATACACCGAATGGCACCCATGCGTATCGGGTTTTAGTATCCTCTGTAACTTGTGGAATCATATTATCCGCAAGGTTTACCACACTAAACTTATGGTCTCTTTTAATTGCCTTTGTATTCATATTATGGAAGGATTATATATTCGTTTGTTGTTACATTTGATTTGTATGGATGAATTCCATTTTCTGGTAATGGTATTTGGTTTACATATTCAGGTTTATTTTCACTTTGTGAAACAAACGCTTGTATTGAACCATTCCAAATAGGTTCATCACTACCACTCAATACTATTGTTGCTCTATATTCATCACCAACTCTTGCTCCACTTATTGATGCAGTGAATGCTAAAATAGATTCATAAGAATCCAAACTTACACTTACTAATGAAGCAGTAAAGTTTTGTTGGGTAATCATATTTTGCAGATTTAGTATTACATTAGTTGATGTATTTGCATCAGTTCTAATTGTATAATCATTACTTGCTGATATAAAATATGTTAGCATTATCTCTAATTATCTATTGTTTATAGTATAATAACAATCATTTACCTATAAATAGTAGAAACAAAAAAACCCCTTCCTTTCTACAGGTTGGGGTTTTCTATAAAATACTAAGTTATGAATTAACTATTAGTTCCGTACACTACTGTTGGTTGTGTTGTCAATCCTGCAAAAGGATTAGTGGTAGTTGAACCAGATAAGAATGCTGCTGGTAATTGCTCTTGGCCTGTGAAGGTTAAAGAGTATCCATATAGGTCACCCATTGCTCCACCAGTTTGAAGAGTTCCTGCAGTCATATCAGCACCTTCTCTTTCACCAACTAATAAGGCATCTCCGTTCATCGTCCATACAACGATTTGTGGTCTACCATAAGCCAACAACTTCATTTGAGTTGTCATCTCGTTGGTAAGTTTCTTCAAGTTCAAGAGTAATTCTTGAGAGAAGAAAGTTGTACCATTATCTCTTGATGTATTGACGGTTTCTGTATATGCAGAATTACCTTTTAATTCATAATAGTATACCGTTGATCCTGAAGGTAAAGCAGTTACTTCACCACTTCCGTTTTTCGTGAAAGAACCCGTAGTAAAGTTAAGGAAATAAACACCGGCTAAACCACCGATACTATCCTTACAAACTTCGTTTCTTCCAGCTGTTATATTACAAGGCATATTATTAAATGTTTTGTTTAGTTAGTTAAATTAGTATGCACCGTAGTAAACGATGTCTTGACCGATACCGAACTGAACACCAGCAGTATATCTCATGATAATTCTGTAGTTCTGAGAACCATCCAAATTAGCCATATCCAATACTCTTACTTCGTTGTGGTCAGATAATAAACCAGTACCGAAGAACAAGTTTGATTTCTGTGCAGCAACAATTTTGTTGTCACTCATACCAGGGCAAAGAACGATTTCAATACCATTGAAGTTGAAAGGTTTTTCACCTACGTTCAATTGGTTGTTCCAACCATTAGCTCCTACAGCACCACCGGCTAATGCCTGCTGATATGCTTTAGCAACTTGAGTACCAACATAGATTAAAAGGTCTTCCTTACCATAAACGGCCGAAGGGATAGTATCTACCACATTGTTCAACTTGTTCAATACGTTAGCTGAAGTGATAGAACCAGAGTCAATTGCAGAACCAGTCTTAGCCGCTAATACAGCTCCAGAACCACCTGCTGCGATAGATGCAGAGAATGCAGTTTGGAATCCAAGGAATGAACCATTGGTTGCAGTACCTTGCCAGATAGCAGTTTCAGTTGCCTGAGCTACTTGACCAGCCACATAAGAGATTAAGTAATCATTGAATGATGCTGGGATAGTATCAAATGCAGAGAATCCTAACTGAAGAGATTCCCAAGAATCAACGAATTCTTGCTTACACAATTCAAGGTTTACTTGTAGTTCTTTTGGTTCAAGGATTCTTTCAGAAAGAGCAACTGAACCTGAAGTTACGAAATCACAAGAAGCATCTTGTACGATTCCTGATACATCAAGTTTCTGAATTACAGATTTATACTTGACGTTTGGTTTGATGGTTACTAACTTGTTATCCAAAGTCTTAGCAGATAACAATGCTGCTGCGATGTACTCACCAGCGAATTCACCTGCATAGGTGTTTTGGGTAAAAGTTGGTAACGCCAAATTTTGTCTTTTTTTCATTTTGTTAAAAGTTTTGGGTTATTAAATGTTTTTGTTATATAGTCTTGCCAATACTCTTTCTTGTGAAGAAAGGCCTGGGGTTGATTTTTTTGTATTAATTGCAGATAGTTTCTTTACTCTTGCTTCTACTGGAGCACCATCTAATTTTGGAAGTTCTTCTTCATCTTCCATTTCATCTTCAAGTTCTTCTTCCATAGTAGGTTCTTTATCTACTACTTCTTCTTTAACTTTCTCCATCTCTGTCATCTTCTTTTCCATTTCTTCAATGCGATAAGAAAGTTCTTCAATTACTTTAGCAATGTCCTTATCAGTACCAACCAATTTACCTTGGTCAACATCAGCAGGAATTCCATCACCAGTAGTTGGAATATCACCAGGAGCAGTTTCGTAAGTTTCCTCACTCATCTCTGTTGGCATTTCGTTAGGACCAGAAGCAGGAATATCTTCGGCTTCTTTGATTTCTAAATCAGCAAGTTCAACATTTTCTCTTTCTTTGATTACACCACCTTCGGTGATTACTTTGAATAGAGTTTCGTTTCCTTCTGAATCTCTTAGAGCCAATTCATGTTCTCCATCAGGTGCTGGTGACTTCTCACCATCTTCGGAAATTACAAATAGAGGTTCTCCAACATCAAAAGTTTCACTTTCAACGATGGTTCCATCTTTTAGTTTAGCGTATGTAAATTCTACCTCGTTAGAGGATAACATCATCACTAATTTCTTTAATACAGTCTTTGCGTTCATAATGTATAAATCTATTTTTATATAATAACAATAATTGTTTTGTTTGTATTAGTTT